ATGGCACAGGAGAGCCCACTCATTTGGTTTGTTTCCCTCAGCAAGGTCCGTTGGCTAAACACCTAGTGTCGCCTCCTCAATGCTTTTATATGGAGGGTATGTCTTTTTGATTTTGGAGAGATTCTATTAGAGCCTTGGATTTGCCAACACGGATGTCAATTATGCCGTTATAATAATCATCAGTTTCTAGAACTTTACGTTCAAACTGTTCTCGAGCCTCTAAGTAACTTAATTCAGCCTTACTTGTACAAAAATATAATATTTCTCTTGTAAAATTTTCTGTGCCTAATTCTAATACGTCTGCTTGTAGTTTGTCACTGGAGCCCCAATAGTCACGCCAATCACTTTCTACAGTGTATCGCCTACGATTTTTTTTGCCTTTTAAAGGTGGTCTAGATTTTTTAAAATTTGCTAGCTTTTTGCCGATGTAACGCTTGCCACTTGTTAGATTTGTAATAAGGTAAACAAAGCCCATATAGCCTTGTGGAATTTCTTCAACAGGATTACCTTTATATGTCCAAATCATCTTATACTGTATATATCACTAAACCTCATAAAACTAGTGTTTATTGTGGTATTCTTTGAGGATAGAAAATGTTTGTTTCCACCCATTGTCAATTTGATAAAACTTGTCACACAACATACTTATAGAATAGTCGTTACCGCCCGGATAACATCTATCACCAAAGTAAATTGTTTCACCGTCTATATATTTTTTTATTTGAGATTTGTCGCAGCCTTTTTTAAAAATATCTATACTGATTTCGCCGCCTACTACTGCCTGTGATTTATACCCGTAATATTCATTAAATTCATTTGCAATTGCCATACGCTCGTTATTTCGAGCATCCCATTTTACATATCGTTGCCGTTGCTCGTGTGTTGCGTTTCTGCCTACAATACTAAAATTAGCGGTGCCAATACGTTCTTCTAAATGATTGCCAGTTTTCTCTATGTAATTCGATTTGGACATTTTTTCTTTTAAAAACCAAGTTTCTTCACTTGATAATTTCCAATCGTTTTTATATTTTTGTGTGCCTTGTTCGTAAATTAAATTGCCGCTACAATGAAATGCCAATGTGAATTGATTAGTAAGATCTTCGCCTATTTGTTCTATTGTTTTTTGCCGGTCTGAGCCTGTGCAGATATAACAAGTATGCATCCTTGTAAAATCTAGCATAAAGTCTTTAAATTTTTTGTCAATTGATTTTCGAGAATCAGTTAATGTTCCGTCGACATCAAACACAAAATTAGTCATGCAGCACGCCGTTATTAAACATTAATGCCCAAAGGTCATGTGGTAATTTCCCGTCGTCTCGTAAGTTATGGCGTTTTTCAGGCTCATATAATGCTGTAGCTGAGTTTAACGTAAACCCGCCAAACCCGCCTGTATTATCTATTGCATATATATGATTGCTGTATGCTGACGGCGCAGAAGTTGTTATAGATACAGTGTCTCCCATCGTCGAGACATTACTGTAACCACCGTAACTGTATGGATTTAAAACTGAAGAACTAATAGTCATGTTTGCCCTTAAAAATTTTATACCAGATGTCGATTGGTATAGTTCCTTTTACTAAAAGATGAATCGGGTGTTCAGAACTTGGTCTGCTACGAATAGTTTTGCCACCGTCGGGACTTTCGTGAATCATTGGACCTGTAACATGTTCTGCTAACCACATAACTTTATTTAACTGCATCAACAAAATCCGTATCAATACTAAATGTCGTAAAACCATCTTGTTTAATAACTTGAAGAATTGTGTTGACACGACCTTGTAATTCATCTCTGTGCGAAATAAGAAAAATATTCTTATTGCGTTCACGTTCGATCTTTTTAAGAACACCTAATGCATTATCTACACCGTTTGTATCCATGCCGCTATCAATAAGTTCGTCGATAGCCATAAAGTTTAGCGGTGTGTTCATAGTTTCAAACACATCTCTAAATGCCCAGCTTAGTCCTAGTATAAGTCTATTACGCTCGCCTCGGCTTAAGTTATCGAAATCTAGTTCTCTACCCAGTTCTGTAATTTCTACAGACAAGTCACTTATGAATTGGACTTCATGTGGTAGACCTAATTTAGTAAGATAATACGCAAGTCTACTGTTAAGGTATGTTAAGTTTTGTTCAATGATGCGTTTACGAATAAAGCTATCTTTGTTTGTTAATAGCTTGTGCAGGAAGTCTTGGTGTTCCTTAAGACGTGTTAAGTCATTTATAACGTCCCAACTAGCCGATTGTAATCCGGTTTCTTTAAGAGCATCGATTTGTTCTTGATAAGTGTCCGCTTCATTTTCTTTTGTGTTGTATTGTAATCTTGAAGATTCTAATTTACTTTGATGCTGATATGCTTCTTGCGCTGTATTATAATGTGTCACTGGCATTGCGCCGAGTGGACCTAATTCTTGTAACCCCATCTGATACGCATGTCTTGTCTCAATATCAGTTTTAATCAGCTGTTCGCATTCAGCAACTGTTGCCTTTTTTGTTTCTAAAATTTTATCATGTTGATTGTCATGTAGTTCTTGGCCACAAGCATAGCATTTATGCTCGAGTGTGGCTTTAAGATCATCAGACGCTTTATTAAGGCGTGATTGTTCTTTGTTTATGTTTGTGGTAAGTCTATTGATTTCAGATTCAAGTGTTTGAATCTGTTGTTTCTTTTCTAGATACTCAGTTAACGCAACGTGTGCAGCCAATTCGTCTTCTATATTAATTTTCTCTAGCTTCGAAATTTCGTTTGTTAAACTCTGTAGATCCTCGAGTTTTTTAGACTGCCACAATCGTTGGCGTCGTTCCAAATCAGTAATACTTTTTTCAATCCGCTGATTTGCTTCTTCAACTGCTTTAATGCGATATTCTTCTTCTTTGATTGCATCTTTAGTGAGCCTTTGCTGTTCTTTCAGAACCTCTGCTTTCTCACTAAGCATTGTAATACCAAGTAATTGTTCAATGATCGCTCTTTGATCGTTTGCCTTCATACTTAGGAATGGTTCTGTATATGTATTTAACGCAACAATGTGTTTAAACATATCGTGCGACATACCAAACAACTTTTCAACAACTTCTTGTGTTTGACGATTTTCGCCTTGAGCTTCGTCAGACTCTTCGCTGTTAACATCTTGGTTATTAACCAAGAATCGAAACACATTAGGTTTACGACCACGCTCAATACGATAAGGAACACCATCCTTTTCAAAGTCTAGTGTTACAATCATACCTTTGCTGTTAGTTTTATTAATTAGATTATCTTTGCGAATATTTGTAAGAGCATTGCCATACATTGCATAAGACAATGCATTAACTATTGTAGTCTTACCGGTTCCATTTCTAGAACCATCGCCGCCTAAATCTAAGTTGTTACCTAATACAAGTGTCAGTCCGTTTTTGTCAAATCTTACTGCTTGAGTAACATTTCCGACGCTCATAAAGTTTTTGATAGTTAAGTCTTTAATTACAATCATAAGGAGTTATATATGTCGATCAGCATTTTCTTATCGATAAGATCGCTATCAACTGCATTTAAACTATTATACACAATCTTGTCTACATTTTCAACTTCAATATCGTCGATTGTTCGCCATTCTTGCGTATGTTCTTCTTTTTTACTAGGTAGTAAACTAATTTCTCTTAGCTGATACTGTGCAGCAAATGTTTCTTTAATAAACGTTGCTTCTTCATAACTAATCGGAACATCTAATGTAGCACGGCAATATGTTTTGCTGTTTAAAATAGTATCAGGTGTATCGATTAATCTGCTAAGTGCAGTAGTTCTATAACGGGGCCCATCGTAATTAGTATACTCTGGTTTACCGCCCCATTTTAGTTTCATCATACCTCTATCATCGTCCCAAGCGTCAGCATAGTTATGAGGGAAAGGAGACCCTAGGTAATGAATATTACCACTATGCTGACGTTTGTGAAAATGACCACTAAACACATAATCTGGTTTTGTGAGATGTGTTGTGTTTAAGCCGCCGTGATCTGGCATTTCGACCATTGCGTTCATTTTGAAATGCGGTAGTTCGAAATGTCCAAACATATAACGAGCTTTGACTTTTTCAATCTTTTTCCACTCGTCGCCTACTAACCAAGGTATAAGTGCTACATCATCTTGTACAAATATATCTTCGATTAGTGTAACGTTATGAAACAACCCAGCGTAAGGCAAACTGTTAAGTTCACGCTTCTCCCGATAATACAAGTCGTGGTTGCCCATAATCATGTATACACGTTCAAACGAATCGCTTAACTTTTTAACATTGTTTACACTGTAGTTTAACGTAGTAACATTCACTCCAGCACGATGGTGATGCCAGTCGCCGAGGAATATGCAAGTATCACAATCCCGGCTGTTAGCAATAAACCAGTCAACAAAATCCTCACAATCTTGATTGTGTTGACGACTGTTGTTTCTGTTACCAAAGTGAATGTCTGTAAAACAGGCTGCTTGATTAAAAAATGTCATGTTATAGCTTTACAATACCTTTGTATAGATGTCAATCAAATGTTGTAACCGGCGTCTTTGTGTTCTGCAGCCATTTGTTCATCCCACTTTGCTCGTTCTGCTATTTCGTGATCAATTTGTCTACTAAATGACGGTAGCTGTCCGCTTTCTTGTAATAGATCATCTCTTATGTTTTGATTACGTTTCTCTAAGTTGAGTACTCTGGTGAAACTGTTAGTAACAGCGGCAGTATAGTAAGCAAACGGGTTTTGTGATTTGTGTTCGTTAAACTGTAATCCAATTTGACTCAACTGTAGTAATGCATGGCTACGCATTTCATCGACGTAAGTATATCCTCTCCAGTTACTACGCATACTATAACGCTCACATAGTTTAATATACATTTTTGCTAAGTTATTTGTTACGGTTCCATGATCTACACTAAAATGCCCGTTGTCGAAACCGCCCTTCCAATGGCTACGTACTACTTCACGCATTTCATTGTCGATGGATTTAAAGTGTTTAAATGGAGGGAAATTACATTTAGAATGTGCGTCTGCAGTAGTTTTTGGTTTTGATTTACGACCTGGTTCTAGTGGTACATGTTCATAAGTCATAACTCTGAATATTAAATCTTCGGTCGGTATATCTACTGCGTGTACTCGATGATCTGCTACTTTAGGTTTGTCTTTTAGTTTTTTACTATTGTTATACCAATCTAAATATGCAGCTTCATACGATTCTACAGTTAATTGATATGCACGGTTTTCTTTAGCTAGTTGAATTATGTCGTCGGTGAAAATATCATTGTATTCGTCGACTATAACATCATAACGTCCGTGTTCTTTTTCTAATAAGTGACAGTATGAAAGTTTGCTTTTGTGTATTTCTTTTAACATATCTTTGTTATTAAGATAATTTACTCTTTTCATTAAAAATTCCTTAGATTTATTTTTAATATAGTATACATTCGTATAAATGTCAATCATTATATACTAATATAATTATTCAATAAATATATAAGAGACAGTAACATATTTATTTGTCAAAAAAGGTAAGTGTATAATGAGCGGCGTAAGCAGTAACAACAGAGCATTTCTAAGAACAGCGCCAGGGGCAGTAGATTTTTATTGTCGAGGTCCTGCGTCTATACTTCGAACACATGGTGGCGTCTTATTTCCTAATCAGCCTGATATTTCTTATTCACAGTCAGTGAATTACAGTCCGTATAGTTTGACACATACTAACTATAATTTCAATGCTTATAATAATACACCTTCGCCTGGGTTGCAAGTAACTGCACAATTTTCGCAAGTGACAGATCAGGAACATGCTTACTTACAAGGCGTCATACACTTTTTGAGAAGTGTTACGAAAATGTTTTATGGTATTAACGACGGCGGCACTGCAGGTGTTCCGCCTCCGGTATTAAGATTTAGCGCACTTGGATTGTTCAAAGATGTAAGAGTTCAAGTTTCTAGTTTTGCGTTGGTTTTGTCGAGCGACACTGATTTGAAAGAGTTTGGGGGCGTTGCGTTACCTACTATACAAACTATTGCACTAGACTTGTTACCAATTGTAACACCCGACAGACAAAAATCCGAATTTAGTTTAAATGGGTTCGTTAGCGGCAGCTTATATTCTAGAGGATATATCTAATGGCAGTACAATATAAATCTAGTAGCAATTATGCAATAACAAGTTTAAATAGAAAATATTTAGATATCTATATTCCTCCCTTAACAAAGCAAACGTTAAGTGTTGAAACTAGAAAAACTATTATACCATCAAAGTTTAATTTAAGACCTGATTTAATGGCTTATGAACTGTTTGGTAATAGTAACGCATGGTGGACCTTAATACATTATAACAGAGATGTAATTAAAGATCCAATTTTTGACTTTAAAGCAGGATTAGAAATCGTTGTTCCTAAAAGATTTGTAGCGCCGGGGAATTAAGAACAATGGTGAATTACAGTTCGAATTATATCGAAAATCCACTAAACAAATACGAAAGTTATACATATAGCTGGGCGATACACATGTGTCATCCTCAGAATTCTAATTCTGATAACCCAGCTGCACTTAAATCAAGTAATAGAGTAATAACGCTTGCAGAGTCTGGTGTTGAAAATGAAATTTCAATTCATCGAGTAGAGCAGTCATTTGTATTTGTATCTCAAGACAAACAAGCGTTCGCTAATCAGTTTAAAATAGATTTTATCGAAGTTGGCGGCATTACATTTTTTAGTAGGATTTTAAAAGCAGCAAATGACTTAAACATAGAAAATCATCTGAGTGCAACATATATTTTAGAATTGAATTTTAAAGGACAATTAAACGGCACCCCAGTTGGAAGAATGCCTGAAGTTGGCACATACTATTATATTTGTACAATGACGAATCTGGGCATGTCTTATCAAGAAGGAGCAGCATATTACAGCGGTTCACTTGTTGAAACCTCTTCGTTAGCGTTCAACCAACTAGAAGTAGCGTTGTCTTTTGAAACTAGCATACAAGCAAGCGATTTTGGTGAATTTTTAAGAAAATTTGAAGCTGAGCTTAAAAAGCAGGCAAGAGAAGTTGTCAGATTGAGTCGTAATAGTTTATTCCCGAACGATTATGTTTTAATCGACGGGTACGGTGCAAGCTCTTGGGCATTTGGTGACCCGGGTACAATTGAAGAAGCAAGGAATGTTAGTGTTAGTGGTAGTGCTGGTAATTTAAATTTTAATTTTCCGAAAGGAACAAGCATCACAACTGCAATAACAGTTGCATTGCTGAATACAGATAAACAGCGCAGACTTCCGGTAGGTCTCAGGGGAGAAGTTTTTGCTAAAGCTAACGCAAATGACCTTACAGCAATACCATCGCAGTATGCAAATCAGCTACGATGGCCAACGTATGAAACAACGACTACATTTGGAAACTATGACGACGTTTCTAATAATTATCAAAAAAGATTAACGTATACTGTTATACCATCGCTTAAACCAGACGGGACCAACGATCCGGAAAGTTATAAAACTTTTAACGAATCTAAAGTAATGCAAACCGACAAGTTAAGAAAGTATTTTACAAACGGTCAATTAAAAAAACGATATGATTATATTCATACTGGTAAAAACACGGAAATATTAAATTTTAATATACAGATAGATAATTTGTTTTTTACAATGCAAGCTTCATTATACGGCGCACTAAGTAGCACTAATAATTTTTTTCCTGGCGGTAGTTCTGACGGGCAGAGAGCAAGTGTGTTGTTGACACAAAGTGATCAGATTATAGCAAGGATACAAGAAATTGAAACTCAGATAAGTGGGTTGCAAGGCAAATTACGAACTACCCCAAGCGATGATCCGTCAGTGAGAAGAATTAGTCGTGAAATACCTGCATTGCAGGAAGAGTTGGATGATCTAATTAGACAAGAAGCTGAACTTGCACCAGTTGTCAATGATGCACTTGCTCCGTTTCAAACAGGTGCATTTACCAGGAATGTTCCGTCTATTAATAAAAATCGTTATATTACACAAAGTGAATTATATGCTAACTCCGATATAAATTCAAACAGAGAACCCGTATACAGGGCGCCTTTCAGATTTGCAACACCAAACGGTTCTGCAACACGAGGCCCTGAAACAAACAGTCAAACAGTTGGCGCTCAGGGTGTTGCAGCGTTGCAGTCTAACTTATTTGCTCCCGGTGACTTATTGGAAATATCCTTACAAATTCGAGGAGATCCATGGTGGTTAGGACAATCTAATTATAATAAGTATGGAATTAACAGTAAAATCGGCGGGCAAGCGTTCTTTTTAAATGTAATAGCCCCTAGGTATCCAGATGATAATACTGGGTGGATGTTACAAGAAAATCTAGTAACTTATATGCTATCTGGTGTATATATTGTCCTTGGCGGCACTGCTTCATATGAATCAGGAATGTTTACCATGACATTAACTGCATATAGAGATTTAAATTCTCAAGTACACTTGATATACGATCTGCTAGATCAAGGTTATGTTACCGGAGATGATATTAGCTATTTAGAATCATTGACTGGTACATCTGACGAGTCAGTAACCGGTGCAAATGGCACTACACAACGACCACCAGAAGGATCTTTGCCAGCAGGTGCAACTGGTGCAAGTTCACCGGGCGGACATACACTTGCTAACAATGTTAACCCTGTGTTAAATAACGTACTCACTGCAGCAGGCAATGCTGCGGGAGTAACAGTTGTAACGACAAGTGGTTACAGAGCTGGTCCTGGTAGCGGTCGACATTTAGGAGATGCGTCAGATGTTGCATTGTATTCGGGCGGTAGGAGACTTTCGGTTGGCAATGCAGCAGACAGAGCAATTATCGCTACATTTTCGCAGAATTTTATAAATGAAGCAAGAGCGCAAGGATATACTCCTAGTGTAGGTGCAGCTAATCACACATATCCGCCAAATCAATGGTATATGAACGGTAACACGTTCCATTATGATATTGCAGTAGGAAACAGTATAGCTGCTGACAGATCAACATTTTGGGGCGGTAGCGGCGAGACTGCACAAGTGCGACCGCCAAATTGGCTAACATCATTATTTTAAAGGTTAACATATGACAAAATTTAGCGGAACGAACAGTAGTTACAAACCACATAAAGCATCTGATAGTGGCCCGACGGGCGGTATTAGCAGTCATAGTGGCATTTATATTGCAAAGGTAGTTGAAGTTGCAGATCCAGATTACGAAGGTCACATTTGGGTAGAAATGGTAGGTGGTCAACGACTATCAAACAAAGATACACCAGAAGATAGAAGAAATTATACAAAAATAAGACGACCAATGCCGTTCGGCGGTTCTATTAGTGGTGGAAATTATAGTAATAGCTACGGTGCTGCATTCCCGCCGCCTGCACCCGGGACCGAAGTTATTGTAGGATTCTCTGGAACAGATCAAGAAGGATTTCTATTAGGGGTCATGCCAGAATCTACTAGAAATACAAACATACCAGGTATACCTGCTAGTGAAATAGATGGCGAGTCTGGGACAGTCGGTGCTACATTAGATACATCACCAGGTAAAACGCAAGACGGAAATAAAAGAACACGTCACCCTATTGCAAACGCTAATGCTGTCCAAGGCATAGGTCTTGATGCTGCCCGTGGTGTAAGTAGTAGCGGTATGAGACGTGAAAGTCCATCTACTGTTGCTGGATTTTTAACACCCGGCGGTCATGGTCTAGTATTCGATGATGGCACAACTGCATATGCCGAAGGGACAAACTATACACCAGATAAAAGCAGAGAAGCAGGAAAGAGTAATTTAGTAAGATTAAGAAGCGGCAGCGGGGCACAAATATTACTAAATGACAGTGCTGGAATTGTTTATATTATTAATCAAAATGGTAGTGGGTGGATACAATTAGATAGTTCAGGAAACTTAGATATCTATGCAGGTGGCAGTATTAGTATGAGAGCAACACAAGATTTTAATTTATATGTTGATGGAGACTTTAATGTCGACGCAGACACTGTAAATTTAAATGCAAGAGGATCGGGTGTTAAAATACACAGTGCAACCGGCGGTGTTGATGTTTACAGCACTAAAGATATTAAGTTAACTACAGATGCAAATATGCATATAAAAGCATCAGGAAACACACGAGTTACTTCAGGTATGATCGACTTAAACGGTCCGGCTGCAGCGACAGCAGGTAAACCAGGACCAAATAATTTAACAACAAACACTGGTGTAAAACAAAGCACAGCGGGCCGTGTTCCTGAACACGAACCATGGGGAGGTCATTTAACAAACGAAATGTATCTGCCATCTCAAGCAAGAAGTAATACAACAGACACTACATCAAAAGATTACAACTTAGCACAGTTAAGTGGCGGAGGGCCTGTTGGTGGAACTGGCGGCGCTGCTGGGACTGCACCAAAAGTAGGACCTCAATAATGCTAACAGAATTACAAATATATCATAAAACAAATTGGGAAGACTATACTGTCCTCGACGAGGATTTATACGAAACTGAAATTTATATAGATAGTGTGTTCGCAAGTGATATACTTGTGCTAGTTGCATTGAATAATTTTAAATATAACGGTTATGATGGTAAAGGATATTCTGCAGGTGCTGCAACTAGAGGTATAACAGAAGAAGAAGCATATAATATCTGGATAGAAGATTTTCGACGTAAAGAACGTAATTTAATCAGACAGCTAAAATCCTTCGGGTTAAATGAAATATCACAATCGGCGTTTGACGGGTTGTTATTATATTATTTGTTAGCAGAAAATTTTACAATAGTTTATGCAATGGAAGGTCAATATAATTTAAGAGATCATATTGCAACTAAAAATTGGGATACAGTTGCTGGTATGATTTTAAGGGATCATGCGAACAGACAAAACTCAATTCGTGCAGCTACTATACTTCGTTTAGCAGATTACGGTAATCCGAAAAATAGAGGATGGTTACGTGCAAACGGTATCTTCGAAATGAGAGCATCTAATCAAATTGGGTTGCTGTCGGGAGATCAATTAGCACGAGCAAGATTTTCATATTATGCTGAAACATTAGAATTTTTACCGTTAACTCCTAACAGTATTAAGCGTGACATTGCTAAACGTTATGAGGAAACATTGATTACACAAAGCTGGACATATGACGGTTCTACTGTAAATTATTCTTTATCAAAAACTCCTGCAATGACCCCAGTGGAAAAACTAGAAGTTAAGGTTAATAATAATATTTTACAATATGAATATGATTTTACTTTAAGTGGAAACGTGTTTACTATTAAAACAGATTCGATAGAATTAGTTACAGACGATATTATTTCTTCAAAAATTAGGATATAATATTAGCATATAATTATCCGATAAATATTATTATGGCAACATATATCGGATATAGCACAGTCGAAAATCAAAACAGTAGCAAGATTCTTGTAGATAAAGAACTTGCTATTCGTGATTTAATGAATCATTTTTACACAAAAAAAGGTGAGCGAGTGATGAATCCAGAATTTGGATCTATCATTTGGGACTTATTGTTTGATCCGCTAGACGGTTTAACAGAATCGTTAGCAAAAGAAGATGTTGAGAGAATTGTCCGAAGCGACCCAAGATGGGTATTTCAGGATATGAAAGCAGAAAAGCCAGACGATCATAGTTTAAGTATAAGGGTGCAAATGTTTTATAACGATACTGGCACCGCAGAGGAATTGTACTTAACATTTATAGGTGAGATAGAATAATGGCACAGAATATCAGACAAAGTAGTTTATTTGCTGCAGAAGACTTCAGCGTAGTTTACGAAAGTTTTGCACAAGCAGACTTTCAATCATATGATTTTGATACAATCAGAAACAGTATGGTTAACTATATCAACAACAACTATCCTGAAAACTTTAACGACTGGATTAGTAGCAGCGAATTTGTAAGTTTGATAGAGCTTATGGCATTCCTCGGCCATAACTTAGCATTCCGTGCAGACTTAGCAAGCCGTGAAAACTTTTTAAGCACTGCAGAGCGCAGAGAAAGCGTATTGCGTATTGCCGAGTTCTTGGGTTATAAGCCTACTAGAAACGTTGTTGCGAGCGGATACTTAAAAATAGATAGTGTCAGAACTAATGAAACAGTTTATGATATCAACGGTAACAGTTTAGCAAACGTTACGGTTCAGTACGAAGATACAACCGACCCCGACACATATCAAAACTTTTTAGCTATTATGAATAGTATTTTTCAAAATAGTAATAGATTTGGATCTCCTTTTGCTAAATTTACAAAAAATAATGTTCAATATGAAATATACAGAACTAATAGTTCTAACAACGATGTAGTTAAAGAATTTAGTGGAATTATCGATTCTGGCAGAACTTCCTTTACTGCACATAGTATCAGTTATGATCAAGCTAGAAACAAACTAGAAGAAAAAATACCCGATCCTTACGGCGTGTTTGACTTACTTTATCAAAATGATAATGGTGGACTTGCAAGTCCTAACACAGGATTCTTTTTCGGATTCAAAGAAGGTTCATTGCAATATAAAGATTTTTCAATAACAAACGGCTTGCCAAATTTGGTAATTGACATTAATGAGAATAATATTGCCAATAGTAACATCTGGGTACAAACAATCGACGAAGTAGGTCAAGTTTTAGCAACATGGACTCAAATTGACAGACTATTCGGAAACAGTAATATAGTAAACAATTCTAGCTCTAGAAACGTATATACCGTAAGTTCTAGGGAAAACGACCAGGTTAGTATTGTGTTTGCCGACGGCAACTTCGGAAACGTGCCTCGTGGCATAATACGTGTCTGGTACAGGACTGGCATCAACAGAACATATAACATAAATCCAGATACATTTAATAATGTTTCCATTACCATTAACTACACAGGCGCAGGTGAAAGATCATATGTTGCAACATTTAACTGTAGTTTAAAAACACCGGTGAGTAACGCAAGTGAAAGAGAAACTATCGATAGTATCAAAGTAAACAGTGGTCGTTTCTTTGCAACACAAGATCGTATGGTTACCGCCGATGACTATACTGTATTTCCTCTAACAGTAAGTGAAAATATTTTAAAAATTAAAAGCATTAACAGAGTGCATAGCGGTCACAGTCGTTTTAGAGATTTATACGATCCTACTGCAACATATAGTGATGCAATACAGTATACTGATGATGCATACATTTACAAAGAAGATGTTACCACTAGAAGTTCGATATTACTGCCTTCTGTATTAAATTCTGAACAAATACTAAGTCAGTATATCAATCCAATTTTAAGTAATCCAGAAGTTAAAAACTTCTATTACGACAGACAGTATTATGGTTATGAAACAGGCGGTTATAACTCTAATAATTACTACAATAACACAACTGAAAGTTTAACATTCTTAACATCAAGTGATAGTAATATTACTGGAGTATATCGTTGGAACCAAGTAACAAGAAGTAACAATAGCTGCACAGGTTATATAACTTATAATAGCTTTGTTCAAAGATTAGGCGACAGCGCATCTGCTCCGTTAAGAAAATTAGAGGTTAATGGATTAGTAGAATTCATTACATCACCTTTCAGAACAGGATATATTAAAACTATAGAAGTTATTAGTGGCGGCTCAAGTTATGCTACTGCTCCTACTGTTGTTATAACTGGTGTTGGTTCTAGTGCAACTGCTACTGCAAACATAAGTGCAGGTGTAGTTGTTTCAGTCACTATTACAAATCCTGGCATTAACTACGATTCAGTTACAAATATATCTTTCACAGGCGGCGGCGGATCCGGAGCAACT